CTCTGGATTAGTAGCATTATAATTGTTAAAATAATCTGTTACTGTCTGACCAGTGCTAGCGTTGTTAATTGAGTGTGCGTTCCATCCATCAGTTGTCGGTATCGATATATTTGTGTAATTATTGAAATCTACATTTGGTCCCAAAGTTGTTCCAAAATAAGGTGCTTTGTTTATGAAAATATTATTAATTGCTTTGTTACCAGCAGTCATATTTAATTGAACTTGATTACAATCAACTAGAATATTATTTTCAAAACGAAATAATGCATATGGATATCCATATCCATATATATGAAAACTCCTGATAAGCACGCATCTGTATAATGATAAAGTTACAGATCCACCAAAGAGACAATCTGTAATAATGCACTCATTAAATATTAAATAAGCGTTTGATTGAGCTGGACCGTTAGTTATCTTAATTTTTGTAAATGTATCATTATTGTACCAGCTCATTTGGGTTACGTTCCCTTTAATCCAAGTCATTCCACATCCGTAGAAATTGAAGTACTTACTATTAAGTGTCCGCTGTTCTTCCCAAACACCATTGCCAAGGATTATATTATTTCCGTTAATGCCTACTGCTGTCGCTTTAGCAATAGATTTATAAGGATTTGAAGATGTTCCATTACCAGTGCTGTCATTGCCATCTTTATCTACGTATATGTTCGTTCCTACGGGATTTATATTCCATTTAAATGCCATAATTATTTGATATTAATTGTTTGACTGATAAGCGACCAATCTGTTGGGTCGTCATTGTGATATTCTGATATTCTAATTATCGTTAAATTAGTTTCGGTATCTCTCCATGTTTCAGTTATTGGTCTTGAATAATTATCATTAATGATAACAGCTTGACTATTATTAATGATATTAAAAAAATACTGTTGACATTCTGCTGATTGGTCTAAAAATGGTAAATTGCTGTCATATTCAGACCCGTTTGATAATATTGTCTTCATTTATTAACTATAATAAGGTGTTGATAACATGATATATTTCTCTCCATCCCAGTAAAACGTTGCTATACATTCTTGATAAGGTTGTCCATTTGCAAAATCAAAATTTGATGGGTTTTTAACAGTTTGACCTGCAAAAGTAACAGACCACCCACCGAACATATCTTGTATGAATTTTATTTGAAAACGTCCTGTACCTGTAACGCTAGGCAATGTTAATACGCAATTTGCTGTTAATGTGATTCTTTGATTTTGTCCGTTATTCCAGTCAATAGGTTTAGCAACACCAGAATTACCGTTATCGAATTCTGTTTGATATGTGGTCTTTTTGAATTGCCCCAAGTCAAACTTATCCACTAACTGAGATAGGATTACGTCTAATACTGAAAGATTATTTAATACTGTAGGGTTTATTGTTATTGCCGTTGCTGGTAACTTATCTATTTCAGCAGCATTACCAAATGAATCAAATCCTGCTAATTTGCTAGCTGTACCTTTGTGTCCACTTGCCAACCATTCAAGATTCCTTAATAGTTCATGACGAAAAGGCAATGGCGAGTTTATATAAGCTGCATTTCCATCTCCGAGCGAATAATAAAATGTTGTTGCTGAATTTCTTGTTGTCGTTAATGAAATCTGAACACCTAACCTATCAGTCGAGTTACAAATTACATTTGCCGCTTGTGTTGATGTAAATTGAATTGTATCATTAGTCGTGTTGCTTATTACTTTTGACCCGAAAACTAAATCAACTTCAGTACCATTTTCCAAATATCTGAATACTCGAATTGTAACTGTGGAAGTACCTCCAGAAGTTGATGAAATTCTACCATATAGTTTAAATTTCCATTCACCAGATGGTATATTTGTTATTCCAATTTGAGAATCGTACAAGTATTTTTCGCCTAAAACGGTGTTATTTGTAGCCACTATTGACTTAATCGTTTCTGTTAATTCAGGCGTGTAAGCCATTTTTTTATAACCACTATTTGAGCTGTCTATATTTGTCAAATATACATTTGCTTCGTAACCACCTGATCCAATAGGTAATGGGAACACACGATTTTGCGATAAGTCGTAAATTGTTTCACCAATTTGTAAAGTAGTTGATTTGTCGGCTTTAGAATTTAATTGTAATACATTTACACCATCAGTATCTTCTATTCCACGAGCAACATCTTTTAGCACGGTATTTTGTAAACTTAGATTTTTCAAAGATGATTGTACCGCAGTAACCATTGACTCAGAAGCCTCAAAAGTAAATACGATGCCATTTTCGTCAAAAACAGAGAAAGCAGAGGTATAACTATGAGTAAATTTAATCTCTTTGTCTAAAGCTATATTCCCAGCTCCTAATACATCATTTATATCTGCATTTGATGATGGCAAAAAATCAATAGGTACTTTTCCATCAACTAATGGAGCATAAACGCTATCACCTTCGATTATTAAAAGTTGTTTTAGTTGTCCTCCTGTAATCTTATATGGTTTACCATTATTAATGACCAATAATACGGCATCGTTAGGCAATTCAGATAATATGCTTAAATCTTGTATGTAAATTGAATTTATCCCTCTTGGTATAATCGGTGTATCTGCCATTTTTATACTGTTTTAAATGGTAAAATAACAATCATTGTAGCTCTTTTGCCCGCATTATTAGCAAATTTATTGAGATGTCCAACTTCCGGTATAAATGTGCCTAACCCTTCTCCATTAATAAATGCGGTAGGATTGCATTCTAATGCGTATTTCATTGAGTCGGTAAAACATCTATTAGGTATCATGAATGACGTGTCAAACCCACTATTACCTGTAGTGTCTATTGTCTTTTTTGATAATGTTAAAAGGATATCGCCATCAGCAGTGCTTGATACTTCTTGAACAACGGTACCTTTTTGAAAAAAGTAATTGTTATCATCAATTACGACAAAATCAGGCTTTACAACAAATTCACCAATATTATTGCCATAAACTAATTTAGCTTGGTAAGAGCCTTCCCCACATATTAATTTATATTTATTTGCATTAAAAATACTATATGTATTTACAAAACTATCTAATAATGATGGATAGTTGTGCATTAAACGCAGATTCTTTACGCTATTAACCGTTTCAGTATGAGCTCTTATTCCAAAAGAAACAGGCTGCATATAATAACCAGCTTGATTAAAATCATCACGTCTGTATAATTTATGACCAAGTTCACCAGCCAAGTACAAATCGAAAATAGAACTACCTAAATGTGCTTCACCATCATCGTCAAAAACTGTAATTCCCTCCATAAATATCAAATCAGAGGGTATATTTTCGATAATCTTATGCCTTGTCGCTCTAAAATCCCAATTATTTATATCTAACCTGTATTGTCTACCAATGGCAACATCACCAAGATATATGAGTTGCGATTCTGTGAATCCTTCCCTGTCGACTGCCAACATATCAGTAGCTCTTATATCAGATGCAGGTGTTGGTGTTAGTTCCCGTATGTATTTATCCTCGATTGCCATATTAATTTATATTAAGTAATCCGTTTTCACTTATTTTTAATAATCCGTTTTCGCTAATTTTCAAATGACCGTTTTCAATATCAGGAGTTAAACCTGTACTTTGTAAGTTGTAATAATTTTCATAATTGCATTCTGAAACTTGAGCCACAAATTCAAACATATTTGAGTCTTTAAACCGACTGTACTTGCTAGAGTCTTCAGTAGAAACATATTGCACACCATTTATAAATAAATACTGATGTGCAAATGCTAAATCAAGAATTTCGGCAAAATATAATGGTACAGGGTCTAATTTTATGTTAATTATTCGTTGTTTAGTTGTATTAAGATTTACGAGATTATTATCATAACCTCGATAAACAGAAGACGTAGTACTATTAGTTACATCTTGCAAGTCAAGCCCCGATAATCTGCATTCAAAAATAATAGGATTTGATTCATTATAATATATTCCATCGTTTTCAGAATACGTATATTGAAACAATTTATAATAAATCCCATCGTGAAATGACCCTACTTTAAAAGGCTCAGATATATATTTCATCGAAGGATATCCATTCGCTTGTGCTACATCAATTGTAAAATAATATGCGACACCTGTAGATGGTAATAAATTGCAATGATATTCAAATTGATATATCTTTGAATATTCATCGATATCAAAAACTTTGGTCAAATTATCTGTGTATTCTCCTAAATAACTACCGTCTTGTCTGAATAATCGTATAAGATATTTTGTCAAACCACGATTCGATATGAATTGAAATCTAATCGTATCAAAATTGTCAAAATGCGTGTAAAATGGATAATCTGAACGAATATTTAGCGTGTCTTCATATAATAGCCTATTATCAAGTGTTTGTAATGCTGTATTTTGTCTTACAAATCTTATTATATTCGATTTTGGTATTACAAAAATGTCGGTCATAAGGCTATGTAATTATTATTTTCGGTCATCGCCAAAACTGACGTTTCAACAGATAACATTTCAAATTTACTATAAAATTTTTCATTCGCTAGCAATAAATTGAAATTTGTTGACTTATCTATAATTTTAGTCGAAATATCTTGAACAAATGCGTATTCGTATCTATGTCGAATATAATTGTAAAATTTTATTAATCCGTTTGAATTTGATATCAATTTGTTGAGCAATTCACGTGATACAGGTGCATTAAATGAACATATGAATTCAGATAAAATACTGTCTTTCATTTGAAAAATGTTTATATCAACAAAATCGGAAACATTAAAAACATCTTGTTCAAATTTCGTTGTTAACATTGCACTGCTGTCTGATTCACTGTACTTTAACTTACTATTTATATAATTTTTCTTAAAAACAGTTGTTTTAATGCTATTATTTATAAGCATTCTAATCGGAGAAATATCTGCATTGATTGAATACGGCGAATTACTTTCAAAGTAATAAAAGTCAGTATTATTTTTTAGTACGAATTTGTTATTTTCTTTTTTGCAGCTTAAAATGAATAACGTATCATCATATTTCCCCTCCTTACCAACTTCATATTGATTATCTAAAGCTACACACATCGATAAAGCATCGGCTTTAATATCTGATAAAAAAGATGCTTCATGCTTCGTCTGTTTAATCGGTGTGATATATGTTGTCTTGATGTTATATTCTGTATCAAAAACATCATCTTGATTTCCTGTTCCTCCAGTATATCCTACTATTATTTTGTTTGGTAAAAGTTCTGTATTTGCCTGTATTGTTAAATCCGTAAGATTATCAATTTGGCATATCAACTCGGGATTATAAAACATATCAATAGGCTCTACACGAATGTATTTTTTCATTGTTGTATCGTATTCTATGCACATACCAAGCCCAAATATATCTCTTAATGATTCAAATAATTTTTTAAATGATATTGTCAGTTTTTTATTCGGATTATTTGACATAAAAGCACCTATTGTTATAAAATAGTAAGCCCCATAATTATTACCTTTTGCGTTATTAAAATCGAAGAAATCAGATTTGAAAATGTATTGTTCGCCTGTAATGGACCAAAGAACACGTTCAAAAAGATGTTTAATATAAACAGCTTGGCATGTCTTGTTTGGTCTTAATTCGTCAAGATATATTGTTTCATATTCATTAAAATACGGCTTAATAACACCACCATCTACAGTTTCCATGGAATCATAAATGACACTTACGTCATCACGATTTTTCAATGTTAGCTCAAGCAATCCACTTACAATATCACATTCTGAGTAGTCTTTTCGGCAATTAAACGTTTCTAAGTTGAATATGCCTTTAAAATATAATTCATATTTGAATATCTTAGGATTATATATTAAAATTGTTATAGATATAACGCTGTCAATTCCATATTCAAATCGTATAGAGTCAATATATCTCTTCGCTTCTTTAACGAATTTTAATCCACAGACAAAACTCATTAAAGAACCTTCATAAGTCTTTGACCTAGATATTGAAACACTCATTTCTTCTGTTCCTTGCGGTGGTGTAGAAACGAGTAATTCGCCTTTATGTTCGCTATTTAAAATGAATTTATACATTATTCAAATATAGTTAATTTCTGTATCTATTGTCCAAATATTTCGTCTTACTTGTTCCTGAATCAGCTATTAAAGAAATACCTCTTTCATTGATGTCTACATGTAACATTTTTTTATTTTTCGTTACGTCCAATAATTCTTTCAAAAGTATATTATTTTCATCATTATTTTTTAATGATTCTGTTGTGTTAATTCCAGATAGCATCTTACGCAACTTCGCATTGCTATCTACTTTAGTCCCTCTTGGTAAATCAATAATTGTATCTGTGTCGGGTGTTATGAATTGTTTCCCGTCAGGTAATGTAACTAATTCACGTCCGTATCTGTCGCCAACTTTTGCCAAACCACCTTGGTGATAATTAGTTCCTTTCCAATATTCAGGTGCAGCGGGAAGTGGTTTACTTAGAACCAAAGCTGTTTGAGTAGCAGCCGAAGCAACGATTAATGCGATTTTTACAATTGCCACCGCTGTAAATTCTTTTACCCAAGCATTCATTATAGCTAAAGCTGTCATTGTAGCAATTTGAACTAAAGCATATGCCTTTTCCCATTTCGCTTGTTTTAGCTTAATTTCAAATTCCTCTTTTGCGTATTTCCTTTTTATAGCTGCCTGTTCATCTTGGTACTTTTTATTGGCTTCATTTTCAGCCATACCAGCCGCTATATTTGCATCTCTCCTTTTTTCTGCTGATGCCAGTTCTGCATTTTCTCGTTTTGTAAGATCATTTAATTGAACTTCATAAACTCCATTAATTATGTCATTAACTTGTGAGCTATAATCTTTGACATCAGTAACAAGCTCTTTATATTTTGCCTTTTGTTTTTTAGTTATTTCACTAATTTCTTTTTCTAATTTGCTTAAATTTTTCTCTTTGGAAACCCCTTCGTCTTCAGTAGATTCGACAATTAATTTTTGATTCTCGAGTTTTGATTTCATCAACTCAAGTTCTTTATTACTTACATCATAATTGTCTTTAGATTGCATTTGATTAGCTTCTTCGACCAACAAGTCAACATTTGCCTGTAATTGTTCTTTAGTGGCATTTGCGAGTTCTTTTTGACGTTCTAAAGCGTCTTTATATGATTTAATGTCAGCTTCGTCTCGCTGTTTAATAAATCCTAACTCATAATCATTAATCTTCTTTTGATATTCTGATAAGTTGTTAATTATCTTTTGTTTTTCTAATGCCGTTAATTGAGATGCTTGGACTTCTTTTTTTAGTTTTTCAATTGAATTATAAAAATATCCATCTTCATCTGCTGTCAAATTGCGTGTTTGTTCTTTTATATTTTCAAACTTCGTTTTGTAAAGTTCGATTTGTAAATTAATGGTGTCTTCATATTTTTTCTTTTCATCTTCTATTCTTTTTTTTCGTTCTTCATCGGCTTTTTTATCTGCATCTTCTTGTGCTTTTTTTAAATCGTTATATTCTTTTAATCCATCAACTTGTATTTTTGACGCTAATTGTTGATTAGCAGTTAATATATTATATTGTTCAATTTGTTTTTTATTCCTTTCTAATGAAATATCGGCTAGTCGTGATATTTTATCATCGGCATCCATATTTTGGATTTTAGATGCTAATATTTTTTCTTCTAAAGTGCTTGCGACAATTTTATTATTTATAAGTTTATCCTCAATATCTAAAATTCTTAATTGTTCCTCAATATCAACAAGTTTATTAGCATTTTCTTGTATTTTAGATCTATAAGCCTCAGCCATAGCCACATTGAGTATTGCTAATGATTGTTGATTATACGCTTTTGTAGCATTGCCCGCTAAAATTGATTCATCGGATAGGTTTTTAAAGTACTTAGGGTATTGCATTTGCAACATATCTACAGCCTCTTTACGTTCTTTTAATGAGCGTGTTTGGTCTTGACTGATTTGGTATAATAAATCTAAATTAACTTTTTCATCTACAGCATTTTTGTATCCTTGATTTCTTGCGTCATTAATTTGCTTTTGCAATTCAACTTGTTTCTCAATTTCAACATTAGATTTTAATAAATTACCTATCCATTCAATCATCTTACCTCCATAAACTGTAAACAATGTTACTCCTACAGATAATGCCGTTTGCCATGATAGAACAGAACCTAAAATTGTTTTCCAAACAGGAGTAGTTTTTTCTCCATTTTCCCGCAGTTCTTTATTCCTTTGATTCAATAAATTAATTTGGTCTGCTAGCATTGGAATGTTGTTGCTTAATGCCATGAAACCTGTATTTACACTAAATGCAAATGCTGGCATTTCACGTGTAATTTGGTTTATCGAGTTGCCCAATCCATCCCAATGACTTTTGTAATTACCTATATTTGCCCGTTGCTTATCCTGTACAGTACCAAGGCTTAATTCTTCGGCTCTAAGTCTTTCTATTTCAGATATTAACTTTGTGTAAGCATCTTTATTTTTTCCTGTTACATCGACCATTTTTATACGTTCGATTTCAAGCATCTTTATATTAGCTCTCAATCGTTCAACTGACCCGCTTTCATCTGAGTTTGCTTTTTCAATCAGTTTTGCCAAGCGTAATTGTTCCCGTTCTTCTGTGTTTAACCGCTGTTTAGTTTCAATAACCTTTTTTTGAGCTTCAAAAACAGATGTTTGAGCTTGGATTGAACGTTTTTGCAAGTCGAGCAATTCAGAATCATTTTTTATCGCTTGATTAGTCGTTGTTGCTATCTGCTTGCTGTTTTCAATAGCTTTTTTTGTCAATATATCAATTAAATCGACATTCTTTTTCAAAGATAATTCTAAACTGTCAAGTCCTTTGAAGACGTCATCTGATATGACGTCTTTTCTTTCAATTGTACCGTCTGCCATAATTATTTAGTGCTTTTTTTGTAATCTATAATGTAATTTGCATATTGTTTTATGCAAATTTTTTTCATGTCTAAATTGAATTTGAAATGTTTCTCAACCTGTGTATTTAATTGATACATGTCAAGTTTTGTCTTTTTTTGCGATTCTGATAATTCATTAACTTTTAAATTTATCTTTTGAGCCAATGATTTACTTTGCCGTAATAAATATTCTAAGCTTTCACGATATGTATCTCCGTTGCTTATATCGAATTTATACCCATTTTTCTTGCACCATTCGATATAATAAAAGTCAATTCTATTGCTTAATATCTCAATCGCATTTGTGAGTATCAAATGTTTGTACTTAAGCTTGTTTATATTATTGAATGATGAAAAATCGTTTTTAGTTCCTAAAATTTCGTTTATTTCATCTGATATATTATTAAAAACCGATTCAGCATCAATATCATATTTAATTTTATTTTTTTCAAACATATAGCTGAAATCATTTGTTTCAACTATCTTGAAAAAATTGAATGCCGGTAGTGTTTCGCTATTTTCGTACATCATAACTGTAATTGTTTTCTTAAAGACATCATTAAATTTGGGTAAATATACGTATCTACCATTTCGGCAATATATTTACCTCCTAACCCTAAAATATCATTACCATATTTGTTTTTTAACTTTTCAAACTTGCTATCATTTGACATCATTTTAAATGTGGCTGACTTTTTTACGTCTAAATACATTCCTTCGTAGAATTTGCCTGTGTTTCGCAAGTCTACATATCCATTTGCTCTCGCATTTATTGATAGTTTGTAATTTCTATAATCAGAATCTTTATAGCTGAATTGTTTTAATTGGTTATTTGATTTTATAAAACCATGCGACAATTGGTCTTGGACTAAATCAACTATATTGTCATCGTTATTTTTTACGACTGACGTATAAGTCTCATTTAGATTGACTTTTATAACGAGTTGATATAATGATTTTATTTTCATAAAAAAAGGGGATAATAAATTTAAATTATCCCCTATATTTCAAATTAACGTTTCTTTTTTTGTTCCTTACTAACCAATTTATTATAAGTGTCTTTGAGTTCTTTTTCTCTCAACTTAGGCACAAGAATTTTAAAATACGGTAAATCTTTGTGCAATTCTCGAAATTGGTCATACGTTAATGAAGCTACCGATACTTCATTGTAATCAGTACCGTTAATTATCATTATGCAGTAACAGTTAGTATTTTAGCACCAGTTGATTCAATCCAAATGTCAACTGGTGATAATGATGCACATTCTTTTAGATTGATTGTGTCGCCTGTTGCAAGTGTAGCTACAATTACATATCCATCATCTGTATATGTTGCTGATGTTATTGTTTTAGCTGCTCCTGTTGAATCTTTCAAAACAAAATCATCTTTGGTCAATGAACTGATTTGTCCAGATGGGTCTGTTTCAACGTAACTATCAATTGTTACTTTTACATTCATTCCTGCTGCTGTTACATTGCTAGTAGTTAGATATGTGTCATAAACACCGTCATAGTTATCAATTTGCCATGGTTCCGCTAATTTCATCGGCTGCATTACAACTTTTTGGTTTCTCCATTCAGTTGTATTTTTAAGATTCAAAATAATGCTGAATTGCGATGGTTTTGTGCCGTCAGATAATTTGCGATTGGTAACGAAAATTGTTGTTTCAAAACCTCTGATTTTGGTATTATCAGGACTAGTTCCAATGATATTATCGTTAATGTCGCAAAGAAACACACGTACTGTTTTGTTATCAAACGAAATAATTTTTTGGTACAATTTTTCGTTTTCAGTACCATGAATCAATTCAATCGTTATTAATCCGTTTGATATCTTCAACTGACCGTTAATCTTTGAATCGAAAAACGTTGCCTCTTTCGATTTGTCAGCATTATCATCACATTTTGGAGTCAAAAATCCACGTGATGCTTTTGGTTTTTTGAATAATTCTACCCATTTATCAGTGTCTAAAGCATCTGTAATTGTTGTAAAAGCAAAATCACTTGGTGTTATTGCAATTTGTGAAATAATAGTTTGTGAATCTAAGACTAATTTGTTGTGTCCTAAATTTTGCGATGCTACTGCATCATTTTGGAATTGGTTTATGCCGCTCATTTTTTTACTTTATTAAAGATTAAATTTTATTTTTTTTAATGCTATATTTTCATATTTTACTTCCAAACAGTCAACTATATCTTTTAGTTTATTTTGGTCTGTTTTCATTTTACTATCAAAAGGAAATTCAGTAACAACTCGTTTTATTTCTTGATTCATGCCTTTAACATGCAAATCGAACTTATTACTTTTCAAAATGATACTTTCAAACTTATCTACCAATGGGTATAAAACGCCATTATAAGTTGCATTGTATCTATTGTCTAAGTTTTCGTCAGATTTTGTTGATGTCAAAAAATAAACTGGTAAATCTTTGATGATACATTCATATATTAATGATTCGCCAAAGCTGTATTTATATCCTAATGGTATTACTATTGCTGGGTAAATTTGACTATTTGATACACCTTTCATTTGCATGTTATAGGCTATTTCTTCCCAACTACCCAAATAAACAGGTATAGGATTTGCATAACTTGTAATAACATGCTTTAATATTTGTATCGGATTTGTCATATGCCAAAATAGTTAATATAATTTAACGTTTGCAATTCAATACCAGAATCAGCAAATAAATCGCTATTCGATTCTATATAATAATTCATAGCTGTTAATTTTTCGGCTGCTGAATTAAAAGCCTCTATCGCTTGTGATTTGATGATGTCAATATCAGTCCTATTTTCGCCAGAGACAACAGAACCAACAGATGTAGTTATGAATTGTATTTTTTGTGAAATATAAAAATAAAGCAAATCAACCAATATAGTTTTAATTCCAGGAACATAAACATTTTTACCTTCATTATTGGTAAAATAACCACCGTTATAAAATACGTAATACGTTTCATCTTCTTCACTTGGAACGTTATCGTAAACCCATTTTTGTGCAAACATTCCAAAACATAATTCAATACATTTTGGTTCTTCACTAGCTATCAACTTGGTGATTATATCCGAAATATTTTCATTTGTTTGTGAAATATAACGTGGGTGAACGAAATCGCTATTTAAAACTATATTGGTCATTATTTATCGTTTAAACGATGATTTAATATAAGTCAATTTACCTGTGCCAGCAGTGCGTGTTATCAACACATTAAAATATCGGTACTTACTAGCTGACGTGTCTTGAATAAATGTGACTGTTGTGTCTGTGCCAACCCCTTTATAAGTTTTAGTTGTAATATCTGTATAAGCATCATCACTAAAAACTTTTCCCTGCAATTTAATCGTACATGAAAATGTTGCCGTTTCTGTTACTTTTACTTTAAAGTTGTAAAATACTTTATTGTAACTGTCTAACAATATTGGTTTGTTCCAAGTTGTTACAGTTCCGCCTACAGTGTCGGATGTCGCTACTCCATTATATTCAACGATGTATTTATCTGTTGAAATGACTTTATTTGTTTGTGCTATCGTGGTAATACTTCCAACAATTAGCATACTAATTATTAATAATATATTTTTCATTTTACTTTACTTTTTTAATGTTTTTTACTTTTTCTTCTGTTTTATTTTTTTCAATTTGATTGAAAGAAACAAATCCTTTTTGTTCCAATCTTTTAGCAATTGACTCGTGGAGGTCGAGTTCTGCACCGACCTCCCGTTTGTCAAATTGTATTTTAATGAAACATTTCATTTGCTATGAATTTAGAGCATTAATAGCAGCTACTGAACTTGTTACATCTGAAACGTAAACAAGTGCTTTTTTATCTTCGTCCTCAACTACTGATTGAACGCGAGCAAAAAGAACTGATTTGTATGTGTCTGTTTCTACACCGTCTCCAAATTGTCCAAATTTAAGAATGAAATTGCGTTTAATCCAGAATTGAATTGCATTAGTATTACCTACTAACATTTCATTATTAGTTAATACTTCTGTTTCAATCAATTTAAGATTTCCAGAAATAACGGTTTCGCCTGTTACTAACTCTTTAACAATGTACTGACCGTCTTTATCTTTCATTCTACGAATTTTGAAAGCTAAAGCAGGAGACACCCAAACAGCATTTGCTGCGTAGTGTGATAATTTTATTTGTGTAACACAAGCATCAATTAAATCAGCTATGTTAGCATTATCCACGTCAGGAACTAAATCCGCATCGAACGCAGTGATACCATTTGTTTTGATACCATAAATGTGTTTGGGTTGTGTTGAGTCGTTTCCATCGCCATCCCACATTTTACCATCGGCAAAAATTAATGCGTTCTCTTGCATTTGCATAGCAAGTTGATTGGCAAATAATGGCAAATCTTCGAATGTTTCGGCTGAAATTGTCATCTTAGCAGCGACTTTGGCAAATTCCCTATATTTTTCAACTGCTGTAGCGGTATCTGCTGTTGTAGCTGCATTACCTTCGCCTGCATATCCGACATTTGATGTGTAACTTGCTGGTATCCACATACATCTATTTTTCCCAGCACCAACAGAAACTGTTTTTGCAAATGGAATAAATGCCATCGGGCGTAATGGAGCGAAACGTGGTGTAACCGGTGAAATGGTACGATTTACACCTCCTGTAAAATCTGTACTATCGACATCGGCTTTAAACTCCATCTCCTTATCAGATGATTTTAGGAATTTTTTAACGTCTTCGATACTTTTGATTCCTTTTGTTTCAAAGAAATCTAAAATTCCTTGTGCTAAGGATTTTCTTTCAGAATTTTGTTTTGTGTTCATTTTACTTTCAAGTTCATTTACTCGTGACGCAAACGCATTTTCAAGTGATTCAATTTGTTTTTTGTACTCATTACTTTCATTAGCAGCTTTTAACGATTTTATTTCGTTTTCTAAACTTGCTATAATTTCACTTTTTTGCTCCAATCCAACCACTTTATCGATAATTGAATTATACTGTGTTGCGGTTTCAAGGGCTTTGCCTTCTAAGCCTTCAAGATTAATTTTTTTCATTTTTAATAATTTAATTGTTATTTTTCAAAGTCAAAGTCAAACACATTAATTATCTCTTTAGTCGGCTTTTCGCTTTTGAGTGAAATGTCATCCGGCTCAACTGCTAATAGTGATTTTAATCTCAATAATTTATTGTGTATGTTTTCATTTTTAGTCTCTTTTTCTATATCAGAAATAATAGTATTGATATCTTGTATTGATTTTATATCCGTAATTCTACTTCTCTCATTTCTCGCTATTGTAACAATAGATATTTCATACAATTTTACTTCTAACAAATTTCTGATATAACTATTATCTTTTTGTTTTTCGTAAGTCGCTTTTATTGTTTTAAATCCTATTGAAAATTCGCTATAAATTCCCTCTTTGATTTTTATTTTTAGTTCATTTTCAGCATCTGAAATTCTAATGCGACAAAATAACCCATTATCATCTTCTTTTAATTCGACAATCTTCCCTTTTGCATCATCAATATCATGATTTTTACAAAACGCAATACGTCCTTTCCTTTCAGAAATTGTTTTTTTAAAAGCCCCTTTAACAACGATGTCGCTGCACGGCATCCAATCCATTATATCAGGAATAAATGTCATTTGCTTTTCATCTTTGTTGCCAAAATTTGACGCATATCCTTCAATAAACATCTCATTTGATGTATCATTGAGATCTATTTGTTTTATTTCGAAATTCTTAAATTCAATTTGACTCATTGTAATATGTTTTAAAGTCTTTTGTTTCAGTTATATATCCAAGTTCTGTTTTCATATCTCCTAAGCTGATAGCACCTAATTTATAAAGATTAATCAATCTATCTGTTTTTGTTTTTTCAATATTTTCTTTGTCTTTTAAATCATCTTGCAAGCAACTTATATGTGAATAATCTAAAACGAAATAGCTTTCTTTTAAATTGAACTTATCGGTTAATATCTTTGCCCACTCATTTGCATACGGGATTATGATGTCGTTATAAAATTTCTTTTGAATATTTACTTGATTATTAAAAGCTGTTTTATCGTCAAAAATACCACGTGGAACATTTAATATATCGCAAATTATATTAAATTCATGTAATGCCGATTCATCCAATAATAAATCTTTGATGTTAGATGTCATTGACTGCCATACCATTGGAACATCAGGAATAATTATTGTACTTTGTCCTGGCTTTAACCCATATAGTTGTTTGTACTTTTCGTATATCTTTTTTTTGTCTGTATCCAAAATAGGAATAACTCCACCAGCATCTTTATTGTTAGGTGAAGGGCTCAACATTCCCAATGGTCCACGATTACGAGTTAAAATCCCCCTAGATGATTGAATGTACATTAAATTAGATACACTTTCCTTTATTGACGTGAAAACACTATCGCATTGGATATTAGAATCATATACTAAGTTACTTACATCTTTGTGGATTATATATTCGCTGTCTATTCTTTCGACTGTAGTATTGTCGTTAAATTGGTAGTAATTAACTATTTGGGATATGTCAAACTTATTGTATATGTTTATATTAACATCATTATATTTTACCTCAACAAGATTTGAAGGCAAACAGTACAATGCTTTTGTGTTCTCAAAACCATTATATAATCCCCTGACTCCTTTAATGTACGTGACCCCATAAGCTGTTTCGTTAAACATTGCCATTGCGAGTACTCTGTTTATAGATTCAAAAGGATTTGCTTTTAATAAATAATTTAGTTCTTTGGTATTAAATTGTTCTTCATCCTCTCCATCTCTTACTTTTTTATACTGACGAATTTTGAACGATGAAAAACATGACATTTTATAATCAACGATGGCCCTCAGATATGGACAATTAATATACATTTGTTCAAATGATTTAAAGTCGTATGAATCCTCAGGACTTGAGTTTATTACCACAACGCCATTTTTATCTGTTGTGATTTTTTTCTTCGATAACTCGTAACCAAATAAGTTAAATGCCATTTATCGTATTTTTATTCAAATATATTAATTATTTTAATAATCGATACAAATTAACTAATTTTTTAAAATAAATCTGCGTATTAATGTCATAAAAACATATCTGATTGAATCCCACATGTGATTGAATTTGTCTACCGGCTCATTAATCGCTATACCATTGACTGTCATGTATGAATAATTCTCTTGCTCTGCAACCGCATTTTTATTTTTAACTATGTGTAAATTTACTCTATTAATCAAATCGATTCCATATAGTATGCTTCCAGCTGGCTTACTAACAGCTATTATATTATAACCATTCCTTCTTAAGTCGGAAATCATAAAACCACCGTCCGCACTATCGGAGCAAATCTGAAATTCTTTAATCTTAGGGTCAATTGCATTTATTAATTTCATCAATACATCAGCGTCTTTAGTTGGCTCATAAATCAACAATCGGCAATATACATCTATCTTTTCACTTTCTGCATTCTTTTTTACTCGAATTTCTGTAAGTGCTGTTGGGTCATTTGTGAACCCATAATCAAGTCCGTAGTACTTCACATCATATGACTCAGGAAGTGATTCTATCCAATTGACATTCGGAAATACTAAGCCCGATTTATTAGCCCTCATCCCCATGCCATAAACTTCAAAATGCCATTCGTTTGCAGTGTTATTTTTAAGATTATTAATGTGTGGTCGTCTTTCGTTTTTAGGCAAATGCAAATCATCTAAATGCCATGGGCTTTCGCTTTCAATTTCGGTTATGATTGATTGCGTTAAATGCTTGTTATTTTTGTATGTTGTTTTTGTAAAATAAATGTCTGGTCTACCTTCCCATTCGAAAATCCAATGTATGGTATATTTTGGATTCCAGTCAAAAATCATAAGCTTACTGCATCTCATTTTTAAGCCTGAAATCTTTGATTCTGTGTCTATCTCTAATGCTTCATTCACAAAAACAATATCATATCCAACTTGCTCAGTATCTTCATCCAATCCTCTAAACTCGATTTTATTACCATATAAATAGTACTCAGGGCTTTGATTTTCTTTGAATGCGTTGTTGCTATCAAAAATACCTATAATTTTTAAACATGTCTTGAAATCATAGTACAACTTTTCTCTGCTATCCTTCAATGTATTACGAAAAAAACCAATACGTAATGGTATCGGTTTATCTTGATTTTGCGAGCAAAATGCAACTATAAAGTGAATAGCATCATACGTTTTTGCCGATCGACTGCCTCCTTCGTTACAAAATATAATTTTATTTTTTTCTGTTTTTTTTTCATGGTATGTTTTTACCATGTAATAAAATAAGCTGTTCGGATCAAAATTCATTTCAAAGAAATAGAATTACCATCTATAACTATATTGATTGGGTCAACTTTTATAGCCTTATTGTCAGAAGTGACATCCACTTTTTCGCCAAACATTTTAGGATAGTACTTTGATGCCTTCCATTTTTTTGTGTCTATAATCAATCTTGCAGATGCGGGGTCTATTTTACCTTCTTTCAAATCTTTGATGATGGCGTCTATTTCTTCATCTTCGCTTTCGGCTTTATCTTGGATGCTTCGTGTGTATAGGTTAGCTAATTCATCATGTTCACGTTTCCATTCGCACCAGGTGACAAAAGAAGGATATCGTTCATTTGAGTTTAAAACTGTCTTAATGTTTTGACCGTTTGCGACTTGGCAGCAAATTTCTTTGCACATTTCAAAATTATATTCGCTAGGTCTTGCCATTGTAGTAATTTAAGTGCCAAACGGTTGTAAAACTAACAAAACAACTAATGTATGTGGGTGGGTATTATTTCAAAACAAACAAAACAAAACCAACCGTTTGACACATATTTTTAATTTTCTTTTTCGATTTCGATATTATCTTTTTTCGCACATTGAGACAACCCAGCTCCGAATGTTCCTATCGCTGTCATATAACCGGCAATAGTCGCAACTGATGCAGGTAGAGCAATGCCACCAGTTGCTGCTGCTGTTATAATAGATCCGCCAACGATTCCGATACCAAGACAAATATTTCGTACTTTTTTAAAAAACGATGGTGTTTCCGATGTGATTCTGTCAATTAGATTTTTCATGTTAATATGTTTTTGTTAAACAAATATACGATTTATTTTTATAAATAGTACATTGTTAAAATAAAAAATGCAAAAGCAGCATATGTAAAAACTAATGATGTAAGTAATAATATGTCTGATAGTTTAATTTTTTTCATGGTAACAAGTTTTTTTATTTATTTTTTAAAATTTCTTCTTTAAATGCCAATAGACGTTTGTTATCTATGTCTTTAACAGAACCTAAAACAATAACCTTAAATCCTTTTCCTTCATCAGTCGTTATTACATGTTTTAATGAACGAGTATCTTGTCTGTTTTTCGATATTGACATAATTTTATTTATTTAAGTTAAAGTAAGCCACATTGCCTACTTGTGTAACGTTAGCAACAAACGGGTGAAGTGCTTCGATTAAGCGTTGTGCAAGTTTGACCATAATTATTTTTTTGCCATCACACTTTTGTTTTTTCAAAACTAGTTAGGAAAGAAAAAATATGTTCTACTATTCCAACAGTCCAACCGTCCCCTAAAAGATTTGCTTTCATATTTTCTGAAATTCCTGGAACATTATCAACATATCCTTCTGGAACTGTTTGAAGTCGTTCTATTTCTTTTGTAGTTAGTAATCTGTGTTCGTTATCGTAAACTATTTGAAGCATTCCCATTTTATAGCGTTTTTCATATTTTGCTCTAATTGGTGCACTTGTTTTATACCTTGCCAAAATACAAAGGCTTTTTTGTCTGTCAGTTTTTCCACTTTCTAAAATATCCTGCAACATTATATTTTTATTCTTAGGCTGTGGAATCATTGAATATCTGTTTCCAAATAAATCAAAACTTTCAGCACCTATGTTTGTCCAATAGCTCCTCTGTCTTAGCTGCCCGGAAACAAGTTCAGAATTAATATTAACAGGATAAGTGCCTAATGTTTCAGAAATAAATTGATAGCTGTAATCGTCCATTGATACATTTTCTAATAAAAAGTATTTTGGTTTTAATTCTTGAAGTAATCTAACATACTCAAAAAATAAACTTGACTTTTCGCCTTTCAATCCTTTTCGTTCTTTATTAGCTTGTGAAAAATCCTGACAAGGGCTTCCGCCAATGCAAAGGTCTATCCTCCCTTTGAACATATAGAGCCCTTCCTCATATTCAACCACCGTAATTTGTTCCTCCTTATGAAGTCGTAAGAGACTCCAGTAATCCTGTATAATTCCATCAGATTCATCCCATCCACATAGTTCTCTGATAACTTCGTCAATAAAATTACCCTCTTTTGTTCTTCTGTTTCCTTTTTCTTTCTCGACCTCTCTTGAAAGTCTATCTTCTTTATTCCTTTCAAATAATTTTCCCGAACATCCTTCCTCCACATTGCTTTTTTCGTTTTCTCTGAAACAACTTTCCGATTCTTTTCTTTTGAAAACCTCTCCTTCAATGTTTCCGAAATTCTTTTTTTCTGAATCTCCGTTTTTGGTTTCCCCAATTGTGATTCCGATATTTTCTTCCTTATATCGTCTGTAAATGTCATTGTCATACCACCACTTGCCACATTGTAATTGTTGGGGTGTTCTAATATCATTTTCTTCTCCGTTACTTCTGCTTCTTGTATAGTCTCCAAACTTTCTAACACTTCCCATTTCACGGTTTGAAAACCATACTTCCTTAATGCGTTGTACAGTGGAAGGTTCTGATACCTCTTGTCTTTCATTCGGCTTTTGTGTTCTGATTTTCGCTGAGAGAGTGAAGTCCTTGTTAAGCCAATATAGCACTTCCCATTCTGAAATGTTGCTTTGTAAATTACTATCATAACTGCAAATATACGAATAAACTTCCGATAAACAAAGTAACTTTACTTTTATTTTAGTTACGTCACCAAGTTGTATTGTGCTTGGGTAGTTATGTTGCGTAACTTGTATTGCGTGTTTTTTAATCTCACTTGCAAAATAGTTTTCAATATTAAAACCTAAATTGTTAAGTGCAATTTGCCCACAGCTCATCCCGTCGAAGAGACTCAGAACATTTATTCCATTTTGTTGCATTTATACCCCCTTTTTTTTAT